TAAACATATTCACCACCTATGTTTTGTAGTGTTTCATCAGTATCACCATTCAAGTAAGCTGTTGCACCCATAATTGACGCAGTTGTTTCGAAGCCAAGTTTCTCTGCATCAATATCATATGAAAGTGCACCACCAACTCCTAAACCAGCTGCTTCGAACCCGCTAACACCTGCACCAAGTACAGTGTTTTCGGTATCAAAGTTGTAGTCCAGAGCTGCAGTAACATCCATGCCCATTACACCGAGTGTGTAAGAACCTTGCAAATTGCTAAGATCTGTCAGATCGGTACCCCAATCAGTAAATCCTACCGCTACTGATGCACCAGCTACTTCCACTTTCACTGACTCTGCCATGGCAGGTTTAGCCAGTGTCTGGTTTCCTTCTGCATCGGGCATAAGCCCGTTGTCGTCACCAATAGAAAGACCGATACCAGCAACTGATGTGCCTACGGTCCAGTTATCTAGTACAACGGCATTGCCATCTGTTGCACTAAAGTCTAGGTCTATGTTAGCCAAACCTGCAGCATCGATGCCAAGGTCTAGACCCATAGATCCGGCCATGTCGCCGGCTGCAGTTTCTGCTAAAGTTATACCGACTTCGCCAGAAATAGTTGGCCCTGCACTGGCCGTTGTGTCTTCAGCAAATGCTACGCCGGCGAACGATGTAGCGATTGCGGATGTGATAAGTAACTTTTTCATTATTATTTCCTATTATTACTTTTTGTTCCAAATCTCATATAGAACCCAAACTGCGATCAAACCAACTAGTCCCTGAGCGCCTAACATCGCGATGATCCCGCTAACATTAGTAATTACGCTAGCTGTTGGGAGAAACGGAATTGCACCAAGTCCTAAGACTTCTAGTACAATCATAAGAGCTGCGATACTAATACCGACTTCTGCTAATGCTCCTGCCCATGTTTTTACTTTGTTTAGAATTTCCATAATTGTTATTCCTTTATTTGTTATTCGCCACACTTCTGTTGCTAGGCAGTGGCCGCCCCCTGTGATTATGCTGCTAGAGCAAATCCAGATGGTGCAAAATTATCGTTTGCATTTGTGTTTTGTAAACTGGACTACATGTCGATCCTATTTCAGCCCCATCAAAAACACACCTTCTTGGCCCGACTAAGGGTTGTGTGCTGCACCACACCTATTGTGCAGATAGGCGAAGTGTGTTTTTGGTGGAGCTGCTGGGTACCGCCCCCAGGTCCATATAACCTTTATAACGTCTACTTCTTTATTTAATCACATATCCGAGAGATTGTAAATACCGTAAAACTATATTTTTACTTCGTGACATAATTATCACTTTCCAATTCTCGTCATATGCTATGGTTATATTCTTATACTTCTTTATCGTGTACGTAGAGCTGGATGAGGGCATAGTGTAATACCTTCATTAAGTCTTTTCGAGCATCGTCAGCGGTACCTTTTTTTCCATATCGCTGTGCGTACTTGAGGACATTGCCAATACAGAAACCCGTGCCATGTCCACCATCAACAATGAATTCAGTAGCCTGAAACTTTTCTTTTGCATAGTGCTGACCATATGTGCTATCGACGTATTCCTTAAATTCTTTGATTAGTTCTGCTTCATTGAATTTGTAATCAATATTTGGAACGAGAGTAAACGTATATTCGTGTTCTTCATAACCCTCTTTGGGCCAATCCTTATAATCCTCGAAATCTGATGTGTCAATTGCCAAGGTTGATGTATCGATTGTGACTACGTTTTTTTCTTTTGCCATATCCAAGTCTCCTCATTATTTCCATACGTTTTTCATGGTCGTATGAAATCCATTCTGTTATCTCATCTATCGTTCTACCACACCCGATGCATTTTCTATTCTGACCAATCTTACATATCTGAATGCATGGTGTAACATATAAATCCTTACTCATAGAATAGGTGCGAACCTATTACTCGAACCAGTTTCATTTCTTTCGACCAAGCTGGATTAACCCAATTAGCATGGTAATGATTTGCACCAAACGATGGATCCTCAACATTTCCTATCATAACGTCCCGTGCTATAACTTGGGCCTTTTCCCAAGCCTTTTCATCAGTTGGGGTATGATCCTTAATCATGTGGGTCCAACTGAATTGTTTATCCTGATATACCACACCGCAAATAGTATCTGGCCAACGTTGATCTTTAACTCGGTTAATAGTAACTTGTGCTACTGCTATTTGGCCCTCTGAAACTTCACCACGTGCTTCATGGTAAATATTTAGTGCCATGCATTTATGTTGTTCCGGATCTACTTCCGGTCGAAGTGATAATGCTGCCGCAAATAATCCTGCTGCTATTCCCATGGTAATTAACCCGCTCGCTGTGTTTATTATTTTACGTTTCATGGTTATTTAGCCTTATATTCATGAGAATACTACACTATTTTTAGGGGGTTGTAAACCCCCTTTTTTCATTTTATCTGAAAAAAATTAAATAATATTATTTTTCGGGGTCCAGCCTAGATCGTACAAATACTGTACATTAGCTCTAGTTTTTATTCGTTCGCCTTTGGGGTTTTCTGTTCGGATCTCGCCTTCCCATTGGAACCTTTTTTCCGCCATTTCTAAAACATTAAAAGCCTGTCCGGTACCAATATCTAAGACCCTCTCACGGATGTCATTGAAGTTAGACATAATAGTCCATATAGCTTCGCAGAGATCATCAACGTGTATCCAATCGCGGTGGTGGTTTGCGTTGATATAACTAACCTCGCCGCGTTCTAACTTTTTATAAAGCATATCATCGCGGCCGGGCCAGACTGTGTGGAACCGCATACCTTTGAACCTACGACCATCCACTCTGGCAATTTCCTCACACATTTTTTTGGTTGCAGCGTATGGATTACCCCACCATTCGTAGGCATTCGACGATGATGCATATAATACTCTTTCGCAAGCCATTCGTCCAAATGTTAAGGCATTATGCGTACCATTGACATTATTATCATAATAAAATTCCGGTTCTTCGAAAGATCTTCGAACACCTGGGATAGCTGCTAAATGGATCAAGTAATCCCACTTAGTGCCTAGGTATCTACTCCACTCTTGCCATTCTCTAATATCACCTGCAAAACAAGTGACTCGGGCTTTCCGATCTTGAAGGAAAGGCAAGAGATGTGACCCTACGCATCCTGCAGCGCCAGTTAATAGTATTTTCATTCGCTGTTATCACCTGGCATTTTAAGAGGACGGTTTAAGAAGTCGTGTCTAGGATCTTGACCATCGATACCACCTTTCATATATGCACCAAAGAAGGAAGCATAGTTAATAAGGTCGACGATAGAATCTTCTAATGACTCGAAGTTTGGTTCATAATCAGGATCTAATTCCATAGACTCCATAACAGACTGCAGGCGAAGCATCTTGCCAGTCATAATGTCCAGGATAGTAGCACATCCACGTGGATAGTACATAGCTTGCCGAACACGTGACTTTGGATTCTGGTAATCGTTACCTTTTTGGTTCTGGATCTCTGCAGCACGCTGTAATATTTTCAATGACTCTTTCATATTAATCTCCAACAGCTAGTGGCACATCACCGTGATTACCAGAGTGACTTGGACCAACCCAACCATCAGGCTTAATTAGATCCGGTAATCCGAATGGGTTCGGACGTCCAGGCTTTACACCTACATCTTTAGCCATATTAGCGGAATAGATCTCGTTCCAAGCCTTCCATGCATCTACACCGAATACGTCCAGTGTACCAATAGCAAAGACGCATAGATCGATTAGACCATCTACGATCTCTTCAGGGTCTTTGTTATCAATAGCCTCACGGGTTTCATCCAGCTCTTCCTCTACCATATTAAGGCGGAAGCGGAGATAAGTCTGCATTAGTTCTTTATCGTGTTTATTCTTTTCAAACCACTCGTGCACGCCGAACTTATCGTGCATTTTGTTAATATCTGCTACCCAATTTTCTGACATGGATTACCTTTCTTAATTTCATATAACACATTATAATAGAATTATCTAACATTGTAAACACTAAAGTAGCGTTCCATCATACTGGGGGTCGATTTTTTTAATCCCCAGTGCCCAGTTCTCAGCTGCATCCTCTACATATCTTAAAGCCTTACCTTTGAATTCTTCTGTGTGAAACCACTTAGCGGAATCCTTTTTATAATATTTAAGATAAAAGTATTCCTCTTTATAGTCCACGTGTATTTCACAGTATTCTGATTCATCATCTTTGTAAAATGTAGATAAATGCTTTCCCATTTTAGATCTCCTCTATGAAATTTACCATGTCTGGGTAGATTTTAGATATGGCTAGGGCTATCTCCCGCGCCAATTCCATATGTTCTTTCTGAGTTCCATTTGCCGAACGTAGCTCGACATAATGTATCCAGGAGCGAATAGTACCATTAACATAGAGCCGACTAGGTGTATTGCCTTCCGGAAGAACGACCCTTGCTTGTTCTTTTGCGATTCCATTTTCAATTGCCCAATTGTATGCTTTCATGGCAGCGTTCCAAACTAGACGCTGATGTGTCTCCCATGATTGGTGTAAGTTAATATCATCTGTCATGACACTATTCTGACGGTTTTTAGGATCTTGCAACCGAGCCTTACGAATTACAACAGAGTCATCAAGATCGCGAATATCAGCATACCGCTGAGAAAACTCTTGAAATGAAAACGATCTGTGCCGGAGGAGCTGTCTTGCGATGTCTCTGGTTGTTTCGACTTCAATACAGGCTGATGCCATTTCAAATGGCGACCAGTGTTTGTGCTTAATGAGGTAGTTAAGTAGCTTTGTCGTTGTTTTGGTGTTAGCCTGGTTCGACGGGTTGGAGACACGGGCACAATACGCGACGAGGTCTTGGATGTTATCAAGTCCCGCGACACCAAGTTCTCCTGAGTGGATACGACTGCCGGGTTGGCTATAGGAGATAAGCTTTGCATGCATATACTTATGATACCTCTTTCAATTTTTTGTATCGAGATTGTGGAGAAACCTTTACCTTAATAAATGGCTTATTAGTTTGTTCCTTATTTGGATTGGCGATAGTATAGACTACGGTCTTGCCTTTATCTAATGCTCGTTGTTTATTTAACATCTTTTCTAGAGGCGTTACTCCAAATCCAGATGTTTTCATCGATGATCTAGCCATTATAATTTAAACTCCTTAAATCGTTCATTCATTTCTGTTTTATCAAATGTAGGTGTATCGTCCACTAAGTCACTGGATCCTTCTGAATCGAATAACCGCATTTTAGATCGATCCACACCAACTAAGAATCTCTTATTAACGTTCGGATCATTATATCTATTCTTTAATTGTTTTACCATAATCTGATTATCTTTAGAAAGCTCGTCATTTGATATTAAGGCAAACATTAAGTCCGCCGTTGCGGGTAATCCAAAAGATTCGGACGTATCTTCAAGCCCAACATCCGAGTTAGAATAACCCGAACGCGTCGTCTGCGTTGCAGAGATAATCGGAACGTTGAACTCAACTGCAAGTCCGCGGATCTCTTCGGCAATAGCTTTAATATATGAGTAAGAATTGATAGATCCTCCCATGCCTTTCATACGTGCAGATGCACATATATTTAAATAGTCTATAAAAATAATATCAGGTATAAAGTTCTTTTTTAGCTTTAGCTCATTAAGCAAAGCACGAAAATGATTGGTGTGAGCCTGACCTGTTGGATATTCCTTTATAATTAATTTACCATTAGTCTTGGCAGCAATCTGTGAAACTTTATTGACTAGCATATCCTTAGATAGCGTTTCCAGCTGGTCAATAGGTACATCCAAAAGATTTGCATCGATACGTTCCGCGATCCGCTCTTCGCTCATTTCCATTGTAATATATAAAACGTTCTTACCATCGTTTAAAGCCGCTGCACTGACGTGACACATAAAAAGGGATTTACCCACGCCCGTACCCGCGAGCGCGATGTTAAGGGTCTTATTAGGTAATCCACCCTTTGTAATCTTATTAAAGAACTCAAGGTCAAAAGGAATTCTTTCTTCTTGTTCATGATAGAAGTCGTATCGCTCAGACACGTTCTCGATATAGTCATGGCCAATATTCGTATCAAAAGAAACAGCCAGTGCCTTTGTAAGTATATCAGGTAAAGAGTTTTTAGTTAGCGTACTATGTTTGCCGTCGATAATACTTATACTCTCCATAATGGCATTGTACACAGCACGATCCTGACACCACTTCTCGGTAGTATCAAAGAGCCATTTATCATCAATAGCTTCTACTGCAAATATGTTTGGAATAATCTCTACAGCATGTTGATATTGTTCGTCATTAAATTTATCAGACTGGTCTACCTCGATTTTAAAAGATTCCTGTGTAGGCAATCTATTATATTTGGCGACGTACTTAGCAACCTCCTTGAACAGCTGGCGATAAACACCATCGAAATATTCAGGCTTTATAAACGGTAAAACCTTACGCATGAACTTCTCATTAGTAAGCACATTGCGCAAGACTGTTTGCTCTATATTAGCGTTCATTGGTTTCCTTTATCGAATTTTCTATAATGGCTAATAGTATCGCACCTGCAGTGGATTGTAAATCCACATTATCAGCAGAATCACCAACAGGTGAATAATGTACTGAAAAGTCGAAGTTCAAATGCTCACCATCTTCAGCTACTTTTATTGCACCGAAATTAATAACGGTTTCGACAAACTCCCCGGTTAGGATCCGGATGTTCCAATAATCATTCTTATCAGAGCTGGGGATTAATTCATAGTCTACATTTTCTTCCATTACATATTCTCCCTAATTTTAGTGGCTGATATCTGATGTATCTCTTCACCTAAATCATGTTTGGTTATACTATATCCAACATCACGTCCATATGATATATCTACTATATTTGGAACTTGGTTTATCTCGTAGTCCTTACTATATACAAACCCCTCTTTTTTTAAAGCATTTGTAATAAAAAGTCGCACTTCGTGATAATCATATGGATTGTCTTTGGTAATGGGCATATCCCTGACCTGGATAACTACTTGTCCAGTTTTTCGAATAGCTCGTTTAAAAAGTTCGGTGTGGCCTCTGTGCCAAGGTTGCCACCTCCCAAGTAACTGTACAGTTGGTTTAGATCTATCCACTTAGTAATCCTTACATCATAAAATTCAGGTTCTGTAAATATAAGATCGGTGTCTAAATATCTACTATTCTCTATAGTGTCCATCCAAATAGTATAATCAGCATCAAAGATATAGCGGGTTAAATCTGTTGGACAAACAAAGTCACAGATAACGGTTCTGCCGTTACCTTTCTCAAAGTCTGCAAAGTTGGCCATTCGCCGAGCTTGTCTGAGCCTTCCCTCCATGGTAAAGTCCCAGTCGTTAGCCATCTTTCGTATAACGTCAGCATCATACCAAGCGCAGTCGAATCCAAGCGATAACTCTCTAGCAATTTTTGACTTACCACTTCCAGGTAATCCCATTATCAATATCTTCATTTAGTGTAACACTTCACTCTGGTTAAAAGTTTTCACCTCGCCTTTTAAATCGAACATTGCCTTTACCATTTTATTATAATCTTCCTCTGATAAAGATGTTCTATAGAGTGACATACCGATGGTGGACATAACTGCTGCTACCATCATAACATCAACGTCCTCTAATAAAGTGTTTACTAAATCTATAAGTTTATTATATGTAAACTGGAATTCCTCTTCTTCATACATTTTACACCTCTTCGACAATAGCATCCATATCTATTGGCGCCTGGTAACCAATACTATATTGCTTTTTAATAAATTCTTTGAAGTCGGTATCTTCAAAGATAGGTTGCCAAAACTCTGCCTCTAGAGTTTGATCATACCTAACTTTGCTACCCACCTCACCAGTCTCCATATCCGTCGCTGCATACCAGCCATTCGAAGGTTTAGTAACGTACCCACCAGCAAGAGCCACGTCAAGAAGGCCAGAATAACTGCGAACACCACCGTCCCAGGAAACAGTAATAGGAATCTTAGATTTTTCTTTAACATATCTGCTCTTCTCAACATTAATTACAAAATGGTATCCGGTGATTTCTGTACCCTTTTTCTCTTGTTGGCGACCTATAATCCATATATTATCCGCGGAGTAATAAATGCCTGTACCCCCAGAGACAATAGCTTTAGGGAATAATCCCATTTCTTGATATGTATGATTTACTGCTAGTAACGGAATATCCTTCATAGTTAGATAAGGAGTGGTCATACGAAATAGACCCTTGAGGGCCTTTGCGCGAGACATGTCCGCAACTGATTTTTCGTTTAGCGCGTCTTCAAGCTCTTTCTTAGATGCCAGATTACCAATAGAATCGATTACGATAACCACCCGGTCACCACGCTCTAATTGTTCCAGCTGGCCAATAAGATCAAATTTAAGCTCTTCCACATTTGCAACAGGGGTATGTAGTACACGGTTTGTATCAATGTCGAATTGCTGGAAGTATGATTGGGGTGAGCCAAATTCTGAATCATAAAATAGCATAACCGAATCTGGATACTTTTCCATATAAGCCTGAGCCATGAGCAAGGCGAATGAAGTTTTAAAATGTTTGGATGGACCCGCTAAGACTGTAAGTCCGGGTGTAAGCCCGCCATCCACGGAACCAGATAGTGCCACGTTAATCATCGGCACGGCTGTAGGAATCATATCCTTTTCTGCAAAGAACTTAGATTGAGCTAGGACTTCCGTCGTTTTGATCTTCGAGTTCTTTTTGAGTTTGTCCATAATTGACATTTTGCTGTTTCTCTCTTTCGTCTAATTCATATTGGTTTCTGTACTCATTATTAATTCTAACACATTCTTCGATTAATGTAAACCTCTTACTGTAATTAGTTAGAGCACTAGTGTCTTTGGGAAAGCACGCACCGCCGTATCCTTGTTTACCGTCGAACCCCGGCACTTTAGTATGGGATGGACCGATTCGTTTATCTGCGGCTACTGCCTTTATGATTGTATGAAAATTAGCATCTGTGTCACCAACTGCATCATATAGCTGATTAAAAAATGTAACTTTCATTGCCAGGAAACTATTAATAGTATACTTTACAAAGCTTGCTTCCTTTATAGACATATGATACGTTGGGCAATGGTTGCAAAGACTATATTTTTCATATAAGGTTTGTAGTTGTTTTGTGTACTCATACTTACCGCCAAAGATATGGAATTCTGGTTCGACAAATTGTTCGTTTGCGGATTTTTCAGTTAGAAATTCTGGATTGTATACTATTCGATCACGGTCAGACCATTGGCCTACTACATCTGGCGTAGCTGTAGATTTGATAACAATCATTGGGCAACTGTGAAGTCTACGAACTACGTCCTCTATAATTCTGCTATCTATTTGACCATCTGAATGCATAGGTGTTGGTACACATACAAATGCAGCATCAAACAGGTGTGGTATAATATCTGATACATCTGATCCGTATATAGGATCGATGATTGTCTTTTCTACGTTCGGATGACTAAATCCATAGTCTACAGCTTTACCTACAAACCCGTGACCGACTATTAATATTTTTATAGGAATTCCCATTGTAGACCAGCTTCTTTAAACATTTGTAGGGTTTGCTCCGTCGACTCTTTCCATCTAGGATTAAAAGCATCACCTTTCATAATAACTCTATGAATACCAACCTGAATTATAGCCTTTGCACATTCGGAGCAACATGGCAACCCCCAGACATACATAGTTGCGTTGTGAAGGCTTACTCCATTGTATGTAGCATTATATATGCAATTAGCCTCTGCGTGAACGATGTATTTGTACTTTTGTTCTCTGTCCTTATACCTATCATCATCTGCTATATGCCTAGGGAACCCGTTATATCCTGTGCTGAGAACTTCACCCTTCCGGCCAACTGCAATAGCACCAATTTGACTAGAAGGATCTTTTGACCAGGATGCGACTTGCTCAGCCAGTTTTAAATATCTTATATCCCAATTATCCATAGAGCTTACTCCAAATGCTTTCGTTTAGTTGACGTTGACACATAGGTTCTTTACGAATCTTGTCGGTCTTTAGTGGATGTTTATCACGGTTAATAATTTCCTGTGGAAGTAAATAACCAAATGTTTGCTTCAATGCCTTCTTTTCGCCGTTTCTTAGTCCGTATGGCAACGCAAGAGCATGCTTAACCATCTTGGGTGATAGGAATGGTGCTCTTAATTCTATAGTACTTTCCATCATGGTTCTATCAAGCTTAGGCAGATGATAGTAAGGTAATTCACACCATACATCCGATGCTTGGCTATCATATTCTTTTGCTCGACGGTAACCACCGAATAATTCATCTGCACCATCGCCAGTAAGTACTGCGTGGAATCCTAAGTCTTTTAGTGCACGAGCCATTGCAATCTGTGGCTTAGTGCTACCAAGATCT